TGAAAATGAATAACGAATCAGTCAAAATTAAAAAGAAAAGAGGTAGGCAGACTGGAGTTTGGACAGCTTGGCCGCCACAACGTATCGAAAAAGCTATTTCTTTACTTAAACAGGGATATACTTATAGCGAAGCTGCAAAAGAGGTTGGCGCAAGTAAGACGTTTCATCTTATTAGTATATTACAAAAAAAAGGGTTGTACGTTAAAAAAAGAAATTTAATTCCTCGGTGGCTTCCAATAGAAACAGCACCAAAAACTCCATTTGATATTTTAGGTACAGATGGTCGATGGGTTGGCATGATGGGCTGGAGTCCCATTAGAAACGGAGAATATGGATGGGTAACCCCGACTGGTTATCAAGTTGAACCTACCCATTGGATGCCTTTACCTGAACCGCCACAAAATTTAAATGCTTAACAATGAGGAAAATTAAAATGGAAGATTTTAGAATATCGCACGGAAAATTCTTAGAGACAAACTTTGATCAGATAAAGGAAAACAGCGATAAATTCCTCACCGAATTAAATGAAACCACTTACGCGGTTGGGATATATTCCTTGGCAATGGCGATGGCATTTTTAATTGTAGAAGGGTATCCGAAAGAAAGATCAGACAGTGTCATAGACCAGATAGACGTTATATTAAAGGCAATGGCGATGACATTTGAAGCTAGCGGGCTTGAGCATTCAACAGAAAAGGTACATTAAAATGGCTGATAATAAATTACAAACAATACTTCAATATCAGGCGGATAACTTTGATGAGATCCAAAAATTGCATGAAAAGTTTAATGTCATGTGCAACAAAAAGGATGTACGATTAGCTTTGTGCGCCTTAACAACAACGGCTTCCCATTTGATAGCCCAGTGCTGTTTTGATCATACGATAGATAGGGTCATTGACGAAGTAGTCGAAAATATCAGGATCATGACTGCAACAATCAAATTTCAGGAATCGCTGGAAATAAGATTAAAGCAAGCTAAAGAAAATATAATTGAGAAAAGGAAGAAGCTTGATAAGGCTAAGGCAAAGCCTAAAGCTAAGTCTAATACCTCGACAAAACGGAAGAAAGAGCCTATAAAGAAGGTATAGTTTGTCTTGGATCTGTGGGGGTTTCTGTGTCTGAAGAGAAAGTAAAGAATAAAGGCGGTCGTCCTCCTTATTCTCCGACTGATCAACAGCGGACTGAAGTCCGTAATATGGCTGCTTTTGGCATCACAAATGACCAAATTGGCAAAATATTGGAAATATCCCAAGAAACTTTGCGTAAATACTTCGAAAAAGAGTTAGAAACTGGTCGATCTCAGGTAATTTATGATATTGCCAAGAATGTCGCTATGGTAGCTAAAAGCGACCGCCCCAATAATATGGTGGCGGCCTCTTTATTTCTCAAAACCCAAGGTGGATGGAAAGATGCCAGCAAAGTCGAGATCTCAGGACCAAATGGCGGCCCAATCGGAATCAAGCCCGATTTATCAAGCATTGATACCGAAACGCTTCTNAGGCTTAAGCAAGCTTTGGATTCAACCGATGATCCCGAGGAGGATTACGATGAGGCCGAAGCGTAAATTTGTAGGCACAGCGCCTTATCATACGTTTGGTTGGATGCGCCGCCGAGTTATGGATCATCCTAATTATGGTTATGCTTATGAGACGCCTGAAGGCGATCTTGTTTATACGGCTGACAGTCGCCATTATTATGGACTGAAGCTCGAAATATGGATTGATGATAAGGGCCAAAAGTTTTGCACTTTGCCGCCGCAGAGAAAAGAGCAACCCATTGGATCTTCTAAGTGAACTATCAAAATATCCCAAACACGTTATTAGGGATGAGGTCGAGCGCAGGCTATGCGAGAACGATTTATATGAATTTGTGCGCGCAGCTTGGAAATATTGCGATCCAACCCCATTTGTCGATGGGTTAGCAATTGAGGCCATTTGCCAGCATTTGCAGGCTTGTACAGACGGCGTGATTAAACGGCTGATAGTGAACATCCCTCCGCGAATGGGCAAGAGCTCGATCATCTCTGTGCTTTGGCCGTGCTGGGTCTGGGCGCAGCCACCTGACGATGGTCTCATACATCAGGACCTGGCGTTCAATTCTTATCAACTTCTTTTGCCAAACAGCTCTCGATCCGCGATAACCTCAAGATGAGGCGCATAATTTTGTCTGATTGGTATCAGAAGCATTGGGGTGACAGATTTATGCTTATGCCCGATCAATCAGCTAAAGGCCGATTTGATAATAATAAGAAAGGCTCGAGGCTTGGCACATCGGTCGGATCAGCTCTTACAGGTGAAGGTGGATCGGTAATCATCATCGATGATGCCAACAGCGCGCAGGAAGCTTTCTCTGAAGCAAAGATCACCGAAGTGATCGATTGGTATGACAATGCCCTATCAACTCGCCTTAACAATCCAAAGCTCGGCGTTATAGTAAACGTCCAACAGCGACTGGCCGTCGATGATTTGACAGGTCATTTGCTTGAACAAGACGCCGAAGGTTGGACGCACTTATGCCTGCCAATGCGCTTTGAAAAGGACCGCAGGACGTTCAACTTTATCTATGGACCAGATGAAGAGCCTTGGACTGACTGGCGGCTTAAAGAGGGCGAACTTCTATGGCCTGAACGCTTTGGCGAGGAAGAAATAACAAAGCTTGAGAAGACAATGGGGCCGACAATCTCGGCTGGCCAGCTTCAACAGCGTCCTCGTGTCAAAGATGGTGAAATCATCAAGGATCAATGGTGGAAGCTATTTGAAGGCAATGCATATCCGCCAATGGACTTTATCGTGGCGTCAATCGATACGGCTTATACGAAGGACAACAATAACGACCCATCAGCGATGACTGTGTGGGGCGTGTATACGCAAGACAACGAAGCTCAGAATATTCGCGTCCAGAACCGAGACGGATCTTGGATGACGACAGCGAGATCTTACGGGAATCAGAACCGAGCGCCTCGGGTAATGCTGATGGACGCTTGGTCAGAGCGGCTAGAGTTTCATGAGCTGATTGAGCGCATTATTGCAACGGCGCGCACAAATAAAGTCGATATGATTCTGATTGAGAAGAAGGCATCAGGTCAATCGATCTCTCAGGAAATNCGNCGCATATATGGGATGNTGGAGTTTGGCGTCCTTGAAATAGGAACTCAGCAATACGTCGATAAGATAGCTCGGCTTTATTCGGTCCAGCATTTATTTGCTGAGGGCATTGTATATGCGCCAGACAGGCAATTTGCTCAATCGGTTATTGATCAGGTCTCATCTTTCCCCAAAGGCAAGCACGACGATCTGGTGGACACTGTGTCAATGGCGATGCGGTATCTGCGTGATGCGGGTATGCTGATCCGCACAGATGAACATACGAGCAGCATTGCTGAACAGTTGAAACATAAGGGCAAGGCTCCTCCTCCCCTATATCCCGTGTGAGGTTTTTCATGTGGAATAGAATTAAAGCAGTCTTTTCAAGAGATTATGATAAACGACTTCAACGTGCACTTGATGAGTTGGAGCTGCTTAAATCTAATCCTACGGCTAAAAAGACTATGAAGTCTTGGGTGCACCGCAGTGAGCACGATGTTTTAGAGGTCGAGGCCAGCTTGCTCCAATATGAGTATGATCGGCTTAAAAAAGAATTAGCTGATTTAAAGCTTGCGTATACTCGCATTCGTGGAAAAGCCTGATATAAACAATCACCGCTGTGTGCTTCCGTGGCGGGATACAAGTTAGAACCTTCTTGCTCAGTAGGTCAGTCGTCGTTAACTTTGGATAGCCTAACGATGGCAAACGGGACAATTATTTTGAGGCGAAAATGAANCGCATATTATGCAGTGCCATTGTTGATGANATGAATGTNACAAACATCAAAAATGGCCTTAAACAATTTATGGTTGAGGTTTGGGGGGAAGAACCTTTTGACTATCGCCGTCTCTATACCATCGACGCAAAGTCTGATAATAATGCAGCACAAGAGGGCATCAGACGCTTTGTAGAAGAAATGGAAGCTTTGGACGCTCAGGAATTAAGTTGAGGTAAATCATGCCTGTTTCACANGGGCTAGTGCCGAACAATGTTCGTTTAGATCAGCAACCGCTGAATATGGCTGATCAAATGGAGCCAGCCGAAGTCATCATTGAAGAAGCAACTGGCGGCGATGTCCCTGAGATTGATGAAAAAGGCAATATCCTCAAAATTGAACACGACGATGGAAGCATTACAATATCACTCGATGGCCGATCATTAGGTGATACGCCACAGCGCGATGGTCTTAAATGGTTTGATAACCTCGTCGATGAGATCGAAACACAAGAGCTTTCAGCCATTGCAGAAGACCTGCTTCAGGCAGTTAAGCGCGATATGGATAGCCGCGAAGAGTGGGTTAATCAGCGCGCTGAAGGTATTAAGCTCCTTGGCATTAAGGTTGAATTGCCTACCCTCGAGGGCGCTACTGACGGCGCACCTGTTGAAGGTATGTCAAAAGTTCGACACCCATTATTGTTAGAGGCAGTACTAAGGTTTCAGGCCAATGCGCGTTCAGAGCTTTTGCCGACCGATGGGCCAGTGAAGATCCGNAATGACGATAACAATGCCAATCTTCAAGAGGATCGCCTTGCTGATGCCCTTGAGAACGATTTAAACCACTATCTGACAAGTGTGGCATCTGAATATTACCCTGACACTGATCGAATGTTGTTCATGCTTGGCTTTGGCGGCACAAGCTTTAAAAAAATATTTTATTGCCCGCTTCGCAATCGGCCTGTGTGCGAGAGCGTTGATGCGGATGATCTGATTGTTAACAATTCCAGCACTGATCTTAGGAATGCGCGGCGCATTACGCATCGCATTATGATGAAGGCATCGACCATTAAGCGGTTGCAGATTCTCGGCGTATACCGAGACATCGAGCTTATGCGTCCTAAAATGCCTGACCTTGATGCTATTCAGAGGATGAAGAAAGAACAGCAGGGACTTGAGCAAACTGAAACTCATATTTCTGAAGACAGCGACCGCGAGATCTATGAGATCTATTGCGAGCTTAACCTTAAAGGGTTTGAGCATAAGTATAAGGGCAAAGAAAGCGGCCTNGAGATTCCATATCGGGTCACTATCGATGTAAGCACTAAAGAAATTTTATCGATTGTGAGAAATTACAATGAGGACACTAAAGAGTTACCAGAGGCGCGGCAAAATTTTGTTAAATATACTTTTGTGCCGGGTCTTGGATTTTACGATCTTGGCTTACTTCACATACTTGGAAATACCACTAATGCGATTACTGCTGCGTGGAGAGAACTACTTGACGCAGGTATGTACAACAACTTCCCAGGCTTCCTCGTGGCAGAGACAGGTGCTCGTCAAAACACAAATATTTTTCGTGTGCCGCCGGGTGGTGGTTTTCCTGTTAAAACAAATGGGCTTCCGCTTAAAGACGCCATAATGCCTTTGCCCTATAAAGAGCCATCAGGGGCGCTCATGAACCTCGTGCAAGACATTGCATCGACAGGTATGCGCATTGGTGGCACATCAGAGCAGCAAGTCGGTGAAGGCCGCGCAGACGCTCCTGTGGGCACTACATTGGCAATGATTGAGCAGGCCACAAAGGTCATGAATTCGGTCCACAAACGCCTTTGTTCAGCTCAGGCAGAAGAGTTTAGGTTGTTGGTTGAATGCTTTAAAGAGCATCCTGAGAGCTTCTGGCAGCGTAATAAAAAGCCAACAATGGAATGGGACGAGCAGACATTCTTGCAGGCTCTAGAAGACTGTGATTTGCAGCCGCAGGCCGATCCTAATACGTCGAGCCATACTCAACGAGTAATGAAAATTTACGCATTGAAGCAGCTTCAGGCCGCTAACCCATCAATGTACGATCCAATTGCTATTGATCGCGCCGCTCTTCAGGCTCTTGGTTGGGCTAACCCTGAGCAGTTTATGGCTCCGCCATCAGCTCAAGGCCAAATGCCACCAGAGATGCAAGAGAAGATGGTCATTGCCCAACAGAAACAGCAAGAGTTGCAACAGAAAGGCGCACTTGCGGCATCAAAGGCAAAACTCGATCAGGCAAGGGCAGCCGAAATTGCCGCCAAAATTGGTGCCACAGGCCAGCCAGATGTCAAAGACCGAGCCGTGCAAATGGCAGCCAAAGCTCGCCTGCTCGACAGCGAAACCAAAGCAAAACAACTTGGCGTTCATCATCAGGAAGTTTTACTGGAAGACAAGAATCGCCAGTTAGACCGACAAGCGAAAGAACGCTCGCAAGTTATTGATTTAATGAAAGAACAGTTGATTCACCCTGCTGAAAACTTTGGTGGATTAATTAATCGTGGATTAAATCCAAATGAGCAATAAACACATTAGAAACGCGCTTATTATTGCACAAAATGCACGGAAACATTTTGATGATGGTGGGCCTGTTCCTAGTGATTCATCATTGATGGATAAGATCTTTGGTGGAACCGATTATGTGTCATCTGGAGGCGGTTCACAGGGCAATTATAGCCAGCCAGTGGTTACAGATAACAAAGTTAATTGGGGCAATCCTGACAGCTCCTCAGACTTTTTTAAGGCTGATAAAGCGTATCAAGACCTTTATGGCGGCAATACAAATGCCACATCGCCTTTCTATACTCAGCGGCCGTCTCAATCCCAATCGCCATCTTTAATTGATCGAATTTTAGAAAAAACACCTGCGTCAACGGCNTCACCTGCGCCTGCATCGAACAGCACAAGTACGCCTGTACCNCCAACAAATGTCCAGAATGTTAATGTGCCTAATCTTGGNAATATAAAAGACATTAGNGATCAATCAACCTATCNTAATGCTGGCAAACCATTAAACAGCGTTGATGGNTTTGTATTTCATCATTCTGCTGGCGGGCGTAATGCTCAGGACGTTTTAGATACATTAAATGCGCGACATCTCGGTGTGCAGTATGTCATTGATAGGGATGGTACAATTTATCGCACATTGCCTGATGGATCTCGTGGCGCACACATTTTACCGAGTTCAATTAATAATTTATCAAATATGAATACGATTGGCGCAGAGGTTGTTGCCAAAGATAATAATGANGTGACGCCTGCGCAAATAGCTTCAGGTCAAAAATTATTTGGTGTTTATAAACAACAATATCCAAAGCTGACCGCGTGGGGNCACGGNGAGTTAAACCCGAATCACAAAATGGCTGATGAGGGTATGGCTATTGTTAGTGCTATCAGAAAAGGCGTGGCCAATCCCACATTTCAAAGTAGTCCAACTAATTTGCCGCCTATTCAGAATCGTACATTTATTAATTACGGCACTGGTAATTTTGCTCGAGGTGGATATGCCACAGATGGCACTGTCGATGAAGGTGTAGCTGCCAATCCAGCATTAAAAACAATGGATGTGTCACCAAACACAGCGCCAACAAAAGACATGACAACAATAGGCGCTCCTCCGCCTGCATCTATTTCTCCAACCACTACAAGAACACCATCAATACCAAATGCAATGACAAGCCCTGTTAATGTTGGAATTCCTAATACAACAACAGCGCCTGTCACTGGTAAAACGGATAGTCCTTACCTCAGCAATCCAATGGCTAATGGCGGTAAATCAG